AAGTCGTTTGCTAGTATTTGTTGTTGTAGGTCTGTTAAGACCACTGATTTAGTATGATTTGCCATTGTTACCTCCTTTAATGTATGTTGTTTCGCATTGGCATATTAGGCTAATAGACAGCCTGAAAACGTGCTTGAAGTTTGTAAATCCATTTGGTCTGCTCCTGAATTATTCATACCTACTTTTACAAATGCTGTATCATTAGCGTCCATGTCTGCTATAACTGAGTATGAAGTTGTAAAATAAATTACATCATTACCTGAATAGTCTTGTATATATTCTGGGTCATGTGTGTTGTAATAGTCTCTATTAGATGTATCAAGAATAATATCTAAATAATCTGTAGTTCCATCTACATATTGAAAATAAAGTGAATAGGTCAGCAAATATTTTCCTGTAACAGGTGCTGTAAAGGTGTTAGATGAAAAATCTCCATTTTGGTCATATCGTTCTGTTCCAAATACCATAGTTGTGACGGCATTTTTAGGTATATCAGTTTGTGCTGAAGCAGGTTGAGCTAAAAATGCAGGTTGTAGTGGCTTAGTGATGTGACCATTAGCATCAATTACCATGTGTGATGTAGTGCCTAATGTAGAACCTAAACCTATAGTTAAACTGTCTGCACTATCGTCTAACCCTATATGAAAATCTTGAGCATTGCCATCAAACACAAGTTTAGTATCTTCTGCTCCTGCACTACCTATAGTCACTGTCTTTGGTAGCACAAGGTCGGCACTAGATATTTTACTTGACCCAACACTCCCATCAGGAGGGTTTACTGTCTGCACAGCAGAACCTAAGAACACCACATAGCATGAGTCTGTGCTTGCCACTGCTTCAGAGAATGTAATTGTCGTACCAGACGCTGTATAAGCCTTACCAGAGCCTTCTTCTTGCTTTACGTTGTTGATATACACAAGAAGCTCTTTGCCGTTTGCTACGGCTCTATCAAGCGTATAGCCTGTACTACCGTCACCTGTTATGGTTTGTGTGACAAACGCTTGAAACTGTGTGGCTAGTTCATTACCTAAATATGGCATTATACATCTTGCTCCATGTAGCTCATTGTTACTGACACTTTGTCAGCGACAGAACAAGCAACCTTTATGATGTCACCTGCGTTTGCAACAATCTTGTTACCCTGTAGTAGTTCAAATGTAGAACCAACAGGTATTGGCACATCCTTTATAAGTTGTGTTGTAGTGTTTTGTGTCTGTGATGTTTGAGTTGTTGTACTTACAAGCTTTACTGTAGCTGTCACTTGGGATGTGTGTACATTAGCCAACATCATTCCTAATATAACAATGGACTTACTGCTTTGTACAGTATACAGAGTTTCATCTGTATCTGCACTGGCAGACATGACATCCCTTGTTATTACTTTAAATACATTAGCCATTTATTTTCTCCTTGTTACTAGCCCAATGCTATGCTTAATGCCACTGCTTCGTCAGCTATTACTGAATTTAGTGTTGAACCATTTACTGTTATTGCATCTGCTTCAAGTGTGCCGTCAATGTCAGCGTCACCTGATATATCAAGTGTTGCAGCATCTAGTTCTCCACTGATGGTGATGTTTCTACCACCACTGATGTCTTTGTTTGCGTCTGTTATGATTGCTTTACTTGCTATAACTGTTCCGTTTGTAATGCCATCTATGAGGTTGATATCTGCAGCACTTGCTGTGATAGATGTACCTGCTATCTGTAGTGTAGTGGCATTTACTTCGCCTGAACTACCGTATATCACAGCTTTGCTATTTACTATAGTACCTGCTGATGAGCCATCTACTAAGTTTAGTTCTGCAGCCGTTGAGTCCACTGCGGCAAGTTTTGTAAAGTCAGCTTGTACTAATCCTGACACACCGTCTAATAAGTTCAACTCTGTTGCTGTAGCTGTTAGTGCTACGTCCTCATTTATCTTTGGTGAGGTGAGTCTTTTATTTGTTAGTGTCTGTGTTCCTGTGTCTGATACAAGAGTTGCATCATCATCTCCAATAGCTGTCCCTCCGGGTAGTGTTAGAGTATTACTAGCTGCTTGACCATGTGCTTGTGCTTGTAATGTTTGAGCATGTTGATTTCCTGTTTCACAGTAAAATTTTAATTGTGACCTTGACCCTGCGTTCTTTAGGTCAATCAACCCTGACTCAATACCCACGTTACCATCTAGTAAAACCTGACCACTTCCCTTTGGTGTCAGCTTCAAGCTAATATTTGTATCACCACCTGTTGCAGATATTTCAGGTGCATTACCTGTTGCAGCATTTGTTACATCAATCTGATTGACAGCAGATGCTGTGGTCTGAAAGATTATCTGCTCATTACCGTTTTCATCTGCAATAAAGTGTGCATCATCTATAAGTATATTATGACTGTTAGTATCAAGATTGCCACCTAGCTGTGGAGATGTATCTGCCACAACATCTGTGATACCACCAAGAGCAGAGGATATAGATGCAAGTGTTGTTTTCTTTAGTGACCCTGCATCAGCATCATGTATAAGAATTGTATCGTTTGATGTGTCAAGAGATGTTTCAGCAGTTTGTCCTGTTATAACATTTGCATTTACCATTGCAGTTTCAACAGCACCGTTGGCTATTGTTACTGCACCGTTTGCTGCTATGGTTACATCACCTGATACAGCTACAGGATTAAAATTAGTTCCGTCAGCAACCATGATATGACCACTGGTGTTTGTACCCATTGTAATATCATCACCTGTTACTGTTAAGTCACCTGTTACAACAACATCACCACTAAAGGTTGCTTTACCATTAAGAGCCATATCAATGTCTAGTGCTGTTATGGCTGAACTATCATCTGTTCCTTTAATAGCAAAGTTTTTATCTGCAACACTTACAGTAAGTTCAACATCGCTAGAGTTGTTGGCGATGTCTAATATAGATGTACCACCGTCTTTGAATGTTACATTTGCACCGTCTGCATCAAGAATGATATCTCCTGATGAGTCAAGTGTTATTGATCCACCATCATCTGTAATTGTATCAAGTGCAATAGACCCTACATTAGAGATGTCTGAGTCTCCAAAGTCCATTGTGCCTGATACAGTTAAGTTGCCACCGACTGTTAAGTTACCTGATATATCTGCAGCACCATTTATATCTATGGTTGTTGCATTTATTTCTATCTCAGTGTCTGCTACTAAGTCTAATACACCGTCTGCTGACTGATGTATGTATGTGCCACTATCGCCAAACTGTAGCTGTCTTGAGCTATTTAGTAGTAGCCCTGTATCAGCAACGTGAGTTAATGTTGTATCAGTGTCTGCACCAAAGCCAAGAACTGCTGCATCTGATTTTAACGTAAGGTCATCACCAACAGTTGCGTCTGCTGATATTTCTAGTAGTGGTGCTGTTATTTCTACTTCTGTGTCTGCATCAATATCTAACTGACCATCTGTGCTTGAGCTAACAGATAAGGCACTGTCTCTGAATGTTAGTTTAATTGCATCGTTTAGTAGCAGGGCTGTATCTGCTACGTGTGTAAGTGTAACATCATTATCAGCACCAAAACCTAGAACAGCAGAGTCGCTGTCTAGTTTAAGGTCATTGCTTACTGTGACTGCAGTTGAAGCATTTAGGTCTATTGTTGCTTCACCGTCTATTCTTAATACACCGTCAGAGGACTGTTGTAGGAATGTGGCAGTATCACCAAACTGTATCTTTTCTGTGGACGCTATAAGTATGTCATCACTAAACTCAAAGTAGTCTTCGTCTTCCATCCACTTGAGTACACCATCATTTGTTTCACCATCAAATGTTACTGTGATGTCTGTACCTGCAGTGCCATCTCCAAGAGTCAGAGATGTGCCAAGCATCTTAGTTATAGGACCACCTTCGTTGGCTGTGCCGTCATGTGTGTGTCCACTACTGGCTTGAAAGGCTGCTAATAACTGATTGAACTCGTCATTAGTATGGGCAGCCGTGATAACATCACCGTCACTGTACGTAGACTGTCTTGTGTATGTTGCTCCCATTTATCTTCTAGCTCCTGTTTGATATTCCATCTGAAATCCTCTCAAAGCATAAGGTGCTGTTACACCATTATCATCTACTCTGAGTGCTACTGTAAATCCTGATCCTTCTACTGACTGTCTTAACAAAGGCTCTGACTGTCCACCATATGTTGAAGTTCCATATACTCCTGATCCATACACAGCCACAATATCACTTGCTGATAAAGAGTAGGCTGCAGGTCTTGGACTATTTGGGTCTTCATAGTCATATCTTAAAAACATATCTGCACTTATTGCAGCTTCAGGTTTGTAACTAACAAGAACACGGTGCATATGTTTACGTATTCCTGCGTCACCAAAACTTAAATCAGGACTTCTATACTTACCACCTAT